CTTTGTCTAAAGCGTTTGACGTTGATCCCATCATACACTTACCAATAATCCTACTACCTAATCTAAGACATGTTTTAGTAACTCGCCAGTTATTAAGTATATTATCAGGCCTTTCCCACTTACCACTTTCATCGTGAACTAACAAAGAAAGCTTTTCACCATCATAACTATTGTCTCCAGTATTCTTCCAGTCAATAGTTGTATCTAAACCTTTTATCTCTTCTAGCTTTTCGTTTACCTCTATTTTCTTACGAGTAAACTTACTCGCTGGAACTCGATACGCTAGCTCAGATTTAGGTCTATCCATACCATCTTGTATTGGCTTGAAGAAGAAAGGATAGTTTATTGATATAGGCACAACCTTATCAGTAAACATCTTCTTGGCATCAGCACCACTTTTAGATAGTATACCATATCTAGAGTCACTCGATATAGTAGCTAAGTTAACCGTTTCAGCGGAGCTCATAAAAGAAAAACCAGAACGTCTATTTTTTAAATAACACATACCGTAACATCTTTTGTCAGCTTTGCAAGCTTCCCAAAATATAAAAAATAATCTATTTGCTTCACGAAAATCAGGAGCACCAACATCTATCTTAGACCATTGCAAGTACATATAGTGTGTTCCTGTTATGTAAGTGGGTGTATTATCATTACTAAACCAAAACCCTTCTTCACGCCTTTTAAACTCTTCATCTATGTAGTCATACCACTGATCTTTCTGTTCTTCGGGGTAAGCTTTCCAGTCAAATATAGTTTTAACTTTTTTTAATAAATCTGGCTTGTCTATTTGCCTCCATTTGTTGTCGGCGTTTTTGTATACATTACTTGGAGTTTTAGGTAAGGCTATTTTAAGACCTTGTATGTCGTATATATCACCTATTTGACCAGTCTTGGATATGACAACTATATCGTGGTCCTTATTGTGACCATAAGCCCACTTCTTAGTTCTATTTAGCCTTTTTAAAGTATTATCTTTTACAGGCGTGATTATCTTATATAGCTCTTGCTCGTAACTCATTTAGACCTTCCTTCAGCAAAACCTTTAAACACTCTTTCTTTCTTTTCCTCAGGTTCTTTTCCGTTCAGTAAGTTTTCCTCTTCTTGAATACGATTAAGTATTTCAAAAGCATCAAATATAGCTAACTTTTTAGTAGCAGCCGCGTTTTTAAGTCTATCAGCAGTAATATCATCGCCACTATCAACAATAGCCTCTTTAGCCACCTTAATAAGCTCTTCTACTGCTCTATGTCCAGCTTGGATTATACTCTTCTTCGTCTCCTTGATATTCATATTTAATAGTAATAAAATGAGAGTAAACTCTATACAATCTCTCGTTGTTTATTATAAACTCGTATTCGCTGTTAGGTCTAAAACCTACTAAATCACCAACCTCAACTAAGCTATCAGCATATTTAACTATACCAATAAGAGGTTTCTCATCTCTTGAGTCGAATTTATCTGTAGATTTTATAGGTTTAATAAAGCAATAGCCTTTAGGTGCTTTCCACTCATCTTTTGTTTTGTACAAGAATATTTGATCTTTGTAAACTAAATACGTTGAGTCGTTAAAGTAAGCTTTACTGTTTTTCTCTTCACCTCTGACGTTTTCCCATCTTCTAAAAACGTTATGATGAACTATAACCGTATCGCCTGGCTTTATACCTAGATCATCACCTACTATAGGACAAGAAACAACTTCAGCTTCTCTATTAACAAACTGATGGTTAAACATCTCAGTGTTAAGTATAAGCTCTTTATCTCCTATTGATTTTTTGTTGTTGTATCTTTCGCCTTTTGGCTTTATAACGATGTTGTACACACTTTTCATTAGTACTCTAGATTATACTCTATAGATACAGCCATGTTTTTATTGAAATCTTTCCAAGGCAGTACTTTGTCTTTTTTACGTATGTAAATACTAAACTTGTCTTCTTCTTCAACAATATCACAGATAGTATGCCCTCCGTAGACCTCTTGACCCACGGAGTAATGCATAGCATCTATTTTGTAATCTTTTCCTATTGTGATTTTACGAATCAGCTTGCTCATCTTCTGGGTATTTAATAACACCAGTATTGATGTCTAGATCTATCTTACCATACTCTTCTTCAAGTTTTACTTGAATGTCGGTTAGCTGTTTGTTTACAGCATCTAATCTATGAAGCAAAACGTGCTTCTGAGCTTCCATGTTTCCCAACTCTATTTTAATCTGGTTAGTGCCAGATATAACTCCTTGAAGTTCTTTAAGTTGTTCGTCTGTGATTTTTTCTGGCTTAACAGCCAAGTCAATTGATTTTCCCATAATTTAATTTAATTTAATTGTTATAAGGAAAAGCTTTATTTAGCTTATCCTTTCTTTTATTACAGCCGCAGTCTTTTTTACCTACAGCTTTGGTTATAGCTTCAGTAACTTTTTTAATTCCAGTTACTTTAGCTATGTTTTCTATAGTATCACCTAAACCTTTAGGTTTTGAATTTATTTTAGTTCTTTTCATGCTATATTAAAGTTACACTTACAGTATCCGAGCAGCCAAGAACAACGTCTGTAATTACAACATCAAAGGTTCCAGCGCAAAGCGCAAATGGATTTTGTGGGATTCCGTTTTGGTCGTAAACGTTGACATCATAGTTACTAGAGCCTCCAGAACCAGTAGCTCCAATAGATCCGTTGCAACTACCGGGTGTTGGGTCATTTTTCCCGAGTAGCACAGCGGCAAATTCACCACAATAAGTACAGCTTCCATCACTGACCGTAGCGTTAGGGTTGTAGTTATCTGCCGTTGAATCCATACAACCTGATATCGCAGAGGTTTCGCTTATAGTTATATTAGCGTTGTTGCTGTAGCAGTGTTCTTCGCCGCCAAGTCCAAATATTTGTGTTTGCACGTAGTAACTTCCCGGCTCAAAATTAGTAAACGTTTTAGAAGCAATATCACTAGAGCCAGAAGGTATATTTGAAGCAGCCGCCGGCGTATTTGTAGCCGCGTTGTAAATGATATAGTTAAAGCCGCTTGGACTACCATTGTTTGCCCAGCCGCTTGGCATGTTCCATGTAACTGTAAAAGACGAGCCATCACCATTTGAATTTGTAGCATTACTATTAACAACCACGGTAGGCGTCCAAGACGGACAAGTACAAGTAGAGTTTAAACTAAAAGTAGCGTTAGAATTATAATTAGCAGCGTAAGGAATAGTACAACCGCCTGTTCCTAGCACGAAGTCATATTTTATACCGTTTTGACATCCGGGAGTAGCGTCAAAAATAACAAGCGTGTATTCGCCGTCAGGAGGTAAGTCTAACTCTATATAAGTACCGCTATGAGGACCTTGGCTAGAATAGCCTGAACCAGGTAGATTAAGTATTCCTATGCTGCCAATCGACGTTGTAACATTATTACCACCGCACATTACGGTAAACCTTATTTTATTACCGACAACAACGTGTGACGTGGTGCATGAGGTTTTTATAACACAAGGAGGGTCACATACTTCAAAAGATGTAACCACGTCGTTAGCGTAGTTCATTTTTACTAAATCAAGTTGTGTGTATTGGTTTTTAGATATGTACCAAGTTCCAGTTATAGAATTAACTGCGCTAGAATCAGCGTAAACCCAATCATGAACCTCTACGTTAAAATCGCTTTGATTATCAGAGCCAACAGTGTTACCGTCTATCTGGCTTACGTCAGCAAAGTAAGCTATACTATCGCTAAATGTTACTTTTTGACCGCTAAAACTTTGAGTAGCAGGAGCACTTAATAATATTACGTTACTACCTGTTATTGCGGCCACTGTCGTGCCGTCTGGTATAAACTCTCCGAATACGTAGGTGCCAGCGCTTATACCTAAAGATGTAGTAGATTCAGAAATATTTAAAATATCAAGCGATGACGACGTTTCTACATCCTCATCCATTTTTATTCCGTTACAGTTTACTTGGCTAGCAGGTCTAGCTTGTAAAGGTCTAGGGCATTCTATATTTATATTCCAGCCAGTGTTACCACAAGGCCCTTCTACTACTACGTTTAAAGCTGAAGGCGTTAAATTTGGCTTTGGTACAACCATTATAGCCCACCCTGGTTTGGTAGGCGTTAAGTTAACTTGAGCAGCCGAGTATGGGTTTCCTCCATTTAAAGAAACTAGAGTTTGATCTACAAACTCAAACTGTTGACTATCAGCGTCGTAATAGTAATTAATCGCGTTAGTGTAGGTTGTAGCTCCACTTCCGTTAGCGTTGTTGAAACCACAATCGTCACCAACCGTACCTATTAAGTCTTGTAAGTAACCATAATAAGGACTAGAGTATTCCGAAGCTGATTGACCATCATATGTCCATATAGCCCTGTCTGGAATATTAGCCACGTTAAAAGCAATAATAACAGCTCCTGTCGTATTACCAACGTTAGCATTTATAGTGTATAAGCCATACCCGCCATTTCCATTTAGTTGAAAAGGACAATCAAAGACAACCTGCTCGTCATCTAACAAATGGTAAGACAACGTGCTGTACCCAGAACCTATTCCATTACCATGTTTTCCCATTTAGTATCCGAAATAACAGATTACACCACCATTAGTTACAGCTTGAGGTTTTACCTCAGACCATCTTCCGTATACTATCATACCTTTAGGGTATAGTATACCATCAGCATCTTGCCCGCCGTAGCCAACACCGTGATTGCTAAAGAAGTGTAGTGTAGCTCCGCCGTTTTTAATTTTTAAAGTTCCGTCTACAGTAAATTTAGTTCCGTCTATAACTCTTTCAACTTTAACAGCTTTACCAGTTATAGCTTGCTCGTTACCACCTACAAGCTCGTCGTAAGTGTTGCCTGGAGCAGCTGTTAGCTCAAGTATAAAATCACCTTGCTTTATACCAGCTGTAGTATTAGCTGTTATTTCATCTCCAGCTCTATATGTAGCAACATTACCGCTAGCGTTAGCAACAGTGCAAGTTCCATTAGCCGTAGCGTTAGCAGCAAACTCTGTATTAAAGAACTGAAACTGCTGGTTAGGCTCAGTAGCTTGTCTCATTACCGTTGGTATGTTAGCTTCTAAAAACTGAACAGCAACTATAACCATACCTGCTGGAGGATATATAGAAGCGTCTGTTTTACCGTGAGCGCTACCCATTTGGCCGAAGCCGTAACTTGTTATTGAATCTTTTTTAGCCATTTTATTTTTTTATTTTCTCATATGATCGTCCGCCGAAATAAGCTCCAATCACGGTTATTAGTACTAATTGTAGTAGATCGACCCACTTGTCCTCTACTGTAAACATAATCACACCGGCATCTATAAAAATTAGTAGTGTAGTGCAAATAACTAGCCAAGCTAACACTAATGGGCGTATTGATTTACTAAGCCATGAATCAGACTGCATGTCCGACTTCCACCTAGCTGTAACCTCTTCCTGCATCTTAGCCTCGCTATCTAAAAGCATTTGCTTTATTTTAGCTTTAGCTTCTTCGCGCTCTTTGTCTGTAGTAATAACCTTATCTAATATTCCTTCAGCGTTATCTACTACCTTACCTATTAAGCCTCCTACTAAATTATTTAGCATCCCCTGTTATCTCGTAGTTTTTATCTCCTTTCTTCTTAGCTTTGTAATCGCCACCATGAATGTAATCGCCAAAGCGAGGTGCATTGCCAGGTCGGATAGTGTCTCCTTGAGAAAAGTTTTGAGTGTTTTCTAAAACTAAAGCGTAGTCTTCGCCTTTTTTATCCTTTCTAATTTCACCAGTGTTTTCTCCCATTAAACTTTGTTTAAAAGCGGAGTTGCTGTCAGAGTTGCATTTGCACGTCTTGCCATACATCGTGCTTCCTTTCATTGAATATGCCATAGTTGTTTTAATGTTGTTCCCACGGAAACTCTTTAGAACCTTCTTCTATCCATTTTCCGTAGTATTTGATTTTACCATCTTTTCTAGGGAAAGTCTGTCCTTCCCATTTTACATAATCATCACCGTAGCCAAGCTTACCTACTTTCATGTCTACGATGTGTTTCATTTCGTGAACTAGAGTGTGCTCTTCTAAAGGACTACCTGGCTCTATTTGATCGCTTATGTATATTGTGCCATCGTTGTTAGCCTCACCAAGTATTCCTCCTTCTAAAGTTTTTCTATAAACAGGAGTTCCAGGAACGCTAGAATCTCGCTTGACACCAAACGAGTTCTTGTTTTTAAAATCTCTAGACTCTGATCCTAGTTTAAAACCCATATTACTTTTTTAATCTAGCTTTTAGTTCAGCTTTTCTTTTGTTTAACTCCTCTTTAGTAATCTTACCGTCTTTGTACATCTGCATCATCTTGCCGTACTCAGTTTCATACTCAGTGTTGTTACCTCCCGTTACAGGATCTTCAGTGAACTCTACTGTTTTTTTTTATCTTTCTTTTGTTTATTTGGAGCGTTGGCTTCATCAATAGCTAACTCTTTTTCATAATCCTCAACTTGCCCAATATGCAACGATCCGTCAGAAGCTTGGTAGTATTTTTTACCGTCTTTGAATACGATTTTACCTTTTTTCGGTTCTTTATCTGCGTTTTTTCTTTTTTCGTCGTTTGCAATTTCATTTGCAAGATTTTCTTCTTCAAACTTTTTTCTATCTGCAGTTTGCTTCGCCATAGATGCGTCAGCATGTTTTTTAGAGCCGTAAGCCATTGGGAATACTGATTGTTTGTAAGCCATAATTATCTATCTTTATCGTTTATCATATCGTCTATAGCTTTATTATAGACTTTATCTGTGTAGGTTTTGTTTTCGTAGAATACGCTTTTTTCGTAAGTAGGTAAATCTTCTTCGCCTGCTAGTATTCTATATATTCTACTAACTAAATGATTACATTTAAAGGAGGTTTTATAAACACTATACTTTATAGTTGTTCTATTTCTATGACGCCAAACCTCTATCCACTCAGCTTTCCTTAATCGCTCCCACCTCTCTTTATCCCAAGAGTAAGTGTAAACGCCTTCTATAAATTCATTTCTAGTGAATCTACCTTTGTGGCTTAAATATATAAGTAATTCTAAATCTGCGTCTTTTAACCCGTAAGTTTTACAGGCCCATTTTCTAACGAGCCTGTAATACTTAAGGATTTGTGTTTCACGTAAATCGTGAGAGTTTATTGTCATTAGTCAGTTACACTGAGAGTGCACTTGTATATATCTATACCAAGTCCTCTTAATGTATTGTGAACAATAACGTTTCCATCTACATCTAAGCCTGTCACGTGCTGTTTTGCAGTGTAATGCTCAGAATTGAATAAATGCTCCAGACCTTTAACTAAATCGTTAAATTTTCCAGGAGTATATTCTATAGTAACCGCGTCTGTACCGTTTTTACCGTTAGAATCTTTAAAGTGTAATATTGCAGTATCAGCTAATACACTTGGTGCTGTTAGATCACCAGCGAAAGTAGTCATACCGTTTGGTCTAGCAGAAACAAAGCTATAAGCTGGAGCTAATAAATCTGTTCCACTTACAAAAAAGTTTCCATTTTCAGAAGAAGTTTTTCTTGGAACTATATACACCTTGTCAGCAGCCCCTAAGGTTATACCGTAAGTAGAGTCGGCTGTTTGGTTAGGAATTCCAACACCGCTATTTGTTACTTTAATACCTTTAGCTGGAACTTTAATAATATCTCCAATACACTTGTTTCTAACACTGTCAGCTTTAGTGCTACCATTTTGTTTAAGCCTTGTTGTTGATGAGCTAATATCTAATAACTGACCATTTAAGTCAACTATAAGAGCTTCAGCGTCATAACTACCGCTGTTTTTGTCAACAACAAAGTTTGCGTAACCATCGTCATCTGCTGTTCCAACCTGAATATAAACATCAAAAGGTATTGTAGCATTTGTTTTGGCTGCAGCAGCAAAGTTTGACGGTGCAAAACCATCCGATCCTACTGTAGGATCATAGTAGGAGAAGTTACTTGTTACATCTCCTGTTTCCCAAAGTTTAGTAAACCTAGGTATAACTTGAAAGTATACCCAAGGATTTCTCATTTTTAATCTTTCCATTTATCTATTATTTTACTTGACGTCTAAAGTCACCAAGTCAGGGTTAATATTAAGTCCAAACGCTTCTCCCATATTAACATCAGCTAAAGTAGTAAAGCCAGATTTAGTAACATTGTTGCAAGCAGCAACAAGTTCATCTAGCATAGCCATATGAGCTAGGTAGTCAGCTTGAGTACCATCACTAGTACCGTAGTTATACTGAAGTTCTATAACATCAGCTTGTCCACCATCAGTATTACCGGTTATGAAACCAGCGTCATTTTTTACGTTTTCTACAAAAAACTTCATTTCACCTGCTCCGTGCGAATGAGCTAATATAACTCTGTTAGCAGGAAACATATAGGCATGATCTTCTAAAGCAATGTTGTCTCCTGCTGCTCTATCACAAACATACAGGTGATTTACGTATCTATCCATCTTAAATTAGTTTATTGATCTAGAGTAATAGTGCAAGCAGAAATAGAAATTTCTGTATCTACTACAGTTAATCCGTTAATATTCGTTTTAGTTGCCAAGTTGCCAGTGTTAGGCTTAGCGTTAAAGCACTTGATAAATTTACCGTTTCTTACGTCAGCTATAACAATAAATTTACCTCTAGTGTCAGATGCAGCTGCAGCGATAGTACGCATTAGCTCTTTGTGACCACCTTGAGAGTGAGTTACCTCTACGACGTCGTGTTTAGACTCGTCTATAGATGTTGGCTCAAAATAAAGTTTTGTTTTTGTTGCGCTGCTAGGCACGGCTCCTAAAAATTGAGTGCTTTTTTTGACTATCGCGTCGTCGGCGCCGTAGTTAGCGTGTCCTGGCGTTGCTTCGTCAAAATAAAGATAATTTGGGTTAATCCACATAATTTTCGTTTTGATTAATTAATAATTTGTTTAAAGATTTTAAGTTTAAGGATTTAGGGTTGTGGTTTGCGTTTAATCTACTAATACTATATCACTTGCTTTGATTACAAAGTAAAGCTTATTATCAAACTGAACTCCGTGACCAGCGTGCTTGTCGTAGTAAACTATATCACCGTTTTTTATTCCTTCAACTAAATTGCCAGCTGATACAACTTTACCTTTTAGGTATCTGTTGTCTGAATCAACTTCTTCTGTTACTATTAGACCTGCTATCTTTTTCTGCTCGATCTTTATTTTGTCTACAACTACGTAATTATTTATCGCTTTCATAATCGTCTTTTCTTGCGTTAGAAATTACACAGTCTGCAGATACAATAGTCATAACTACACTAACGGCATTTTTTAGCGCCGATTTTGTAACCAAAACCGGATCTATGATGCCAGCCTCAATCATATTAACTGATTCACCTGTTACTACGTCTATACCTAAGCCTTCACCTACAGATGTTTGAGGATTAAGACCTGCGTTATGCATGATAGTCTTAAAAGGTGATTGAATAGCATTAAGTAGTAGCTTTTCACCCGCGTTAGCGGGTTCGACCAAAGTTGATGCGTTAAGGAGGGCAATACCACCTCCTGGTACTATTCCTTCTTTCAACGCTGCTTTTGTTGCGTATATCGCATCTTCAACCCTATCTTTCTTTTCTTTGAGCTCGACCTTAGAATCAGCGCCGACTTTAATAATTCCAACCGAACCGGATAGCATAGACAATCTTTGCTCCAGCTTCTTTTTAATGAAACCATTTTTCTCGTCCGCAACGAGTTTTGATACTTGATCGATTCTTTCTGCGACATCTTCGTTTAAATCTTCTATAGTTGTTATAACTGTGTTCTTATCGTCTGTTACTGCGTACTCAGCTTCACCTAAGCTATCGATGTCTATTAAGTCTAGATCATCACCTAGCTCTTCGTTCATTACAGTAGCGCCAGTTAACACAGCTAAATCCTCACAAGTATCCTTTTTCGTTGGACCAAAGCCTGGTAGGTCAATAATATTGATTTTTATATTACCTTTTACCTTATTCATCAACAATGCAGACTTTACTTGCTGAGCAACCGGTGCTACTATAAGCAAAGATCTACCTTTTTTAATGACATGTTCTAAAACCGTCTGTATTTTGCGAATATTAGGTATTTCTGACATACAAATAAGCACTAGAGGATTGTCTAGCTCGCATTTCTGCTTGTCTGTGTTAGTAATGAAGTGAGGAGACGTCAATCCACAGTCGAATTGCACGCCGTCCACAACTTCTACGTAAGTTTCCTCAGTTTCTGAAGTCTCCATGAGAACTACACCGTCTTTACCTACAGACAAATACGCCTCCGCAATGATAGAACCTAGCTTCATGTCGTTATTACAAGAGATTGCAGCTACATCATTGAGCAAATTGTCGTCTACGTCGATCTTTATAGTATCTAAATACTCATTAATCCTTACTAGACCAGAATTTACACCGTTTTTTATGTCTCTAAGTGAGTTTTTGCTGAAATCTGCAGAATTTACTTCGTTTAGCAGTGATTCAGCTAATACAGTCGCTGTAGTTGTACCATCTCCGGCTTCTCTAACTGTATTTTTGGCAGCTTCTTTGATTAAAGTTGCTCCCATGTTTTCTACCGGATCGTATAAGACTACAGATTCTGCAACTGTTACTCCGTCTTTTGTGATTACCGGTACGCCACGTGCATCTTCATATATTACACATTGGCCTGATGCTCCAAGAGTTGACTTTACGGCCTTCGCCAGTTTCTCAACGCCTGCACCAATTTTACTTTTAGCATCCTGACCGAAGTTTAAGTCTTTGATCAGGAGACTAGGATTATTGTACTCCATTTAATTTGATTTAATTTAATTTAATATTGAGTTTACTTGAAAGTTTTAACGACTTTCGGTCCTTTGGTAGCCTCTAACTTCTTAGAGAAATGATCGATGCTTCCGTCAATTGCAGAC